ACTGAGCGATGTGGTCCTCAAGAGAGGCACCCTCGATGTTGTCCTCAAGGGATTCCGTCGAAAGTTCCCAGTCTAGACGCAACTTCTTTGTGGTAAGCGAAATCTTGGTAAATGTAGCCTCGGCGTTAACACCGTCGTCAGTCGCCTCTGTGGCAAGACGAACCAACTTGGATCCAACGGCAAGTTTGTCGATGTCAACTGTGTCCGAACGCATACGGATGGTACGGGCAGTTTGAACCAGCGAGGTCGCATCCCACATATAGTCGATGAAACGGCTTGCCTGCTCTGCATTTAGAAGTCCACCACTGCCGTTAGAAACGTCAGAGGTAGTTACTACCTTCTCAAGCAATTCGTTACTCATATAATTTTTTCACCTCCTGTTTTTGTTAGTTTGTTATGGTGCTTGCGCTGGCGAAGTGCCCGCCCCATGAAAATCCTTTTCTCACCGGCTCAGATGAATCATCATCACCGGACTTCTTAACTGCGGTCGCACGCTCAAGTCCCTCGACCTTGCTTGCAACCTCTGCAATAGCCCCATTCGCCTTCTCTACGGACTCTGCCAAATTCTTGACCGCCTCCATACTCTTGCTAATCTCTTCTAGAGCACTAGCAATAGTCTCAGCGAAGGTGGCCTGCTCGGATGCGCTCTTAGTTACAGCCTCCGAAACAAAAGTCTTCATCTCGTCAATTGCCTTAGCCACCGCGTCATCTTCAACGGCCTCATCAGCAACAACGTCTTCTGCCTTCTCGACAGTTTCGTCAGCGGTCTCTACGACCTCTTCTACGATCTCTTCTGCCTTCTCTACGGTCGGCTCGACGGCTTCTACAACCTCGTCAACCTCGGCAGCCTTTTCTACAGTTTCTACATCAGACACGTTTACACCTCCTTCACTTTTTTCTGCGGTATCAATATTATTGTCCCCGACTTTTTCTTCGTTTGCAAATCGGGGTTGCTGTTGAACCTGTTCTTTACCCAACTGCTCCTTGATTTGTTGAGCAGTGATAACCTTTTCCGTCCAATCGTCAACAAACTTCTTCAGTTCCGCAGTTGCAGCAACGCTGTCTGTCACCTCGATCCATCCAATGTTTTCCATTTCTGCTGAGCATTGAATGCACGAAGCGCTACTATCAGAGGTGGCCTTGGCCGACCTGTCAGTTTCGCACCAAAATACGTTCTGAGTTTCTACCTCTGTGGCAATACCTTTAGCGACAAGTTCTCCATCTACCTTGTGAATAGAGAGAACATTGGCGAGTTGATTGGCTGGATTATCAACAAGGGACAGTTCGAATAGTTCTAGACCGGTGATAAACCTGATGGATTTGCCCAGATCAGGGATATACTCACTGTGTTGATCCTTTACTATTCCTCCGATGGAAAATCCTGAAAGGGTGCCATCAAGAACCTTTTCCCAGGTTTCTTGGGCACCCTTTGAAACATATGCCGTTACATAGATTCCTTCATATGTTGCACCACTCTCAATGTCATAATATGGCTCTTGTGAGAAGGAGACCATCCTTCCCGCCGCGATTGGCTGGTGCATTTCACGAATATTACCCCTGAACATACTAAACGCAGCGGCACTAGCCTCTGCCGTAACCACGTCATCATGTTTATCAACATTATTAAGAGATGCGAATCCCGACACGAGCCTGTGCTCTGTGTCCACCTTGTTAAACGGCATAACAAGTCGAACATTGTCTCCGTCATTAAGCCAGTGCGCCTTTAGTATTTCCATAGTAACTAAATGTTACCAATCTTTTCTTTATTACGCAAATTTTTCTTATTCGCATGACAGAATAGGAAATATCTATAAGCAGAGAACAGTGTAACGAATGAAAATATCGGTACGGCAGTTGCCTCTGGAAGAACCGAAAGATATCCAAATAGTACGAACGCCCACCACATTGTAGCAATTATCGCAAGTGTCTGTAATACTCTCCAGTTTTCAATAACTGAGTAGTAGCACTCTACAGCACCGAGCGCTAGGATGAACAGTCCAACATGCCATTCCTGCACGCTTCCCCATAGAGCAGGATCATCAGCACCGAACTTGAGCGTTGGCGCGAAGGATTGCTGTGGTAACAACAGCCATAATCCTAAGACTACAGCAAAAATTCCAACCATAAAGTTGCCCATCGGACTTGGTTCTTCTTCAATGCCACGTTTTAAGAACGCTGCTAGAATTTTCACATATTACGTAGTCTGTCAGACCATCCTCCTATTATTCCTGTGTCCTACCGTCACCCTTTGGCGATCTGGCTTCACCAGAGGTATCGGTGGCATTTGCCTGTCTGTCCTGATCACGCTGACGATTTCCTGTAGCCTGAGCGGTCTCCTCCGCTGCTGGTTGTGCCTTAAGATCAACAACCTCATCCCCGCCATCCAGACTTGGAAGTCCTAGTTCAGATCGCACCTCGTTCGGAACAATTACCTGCATTCTGAGTAGTCTCTCCCAAATCTTGCTTTGTGTATCAGAATCAGTAAGGGAAATCTCATTAAACTTAATTAATAGAGCGTCCGTTACCTCTTTAATTATACGATTTATTTTCTTAGCGAGCAAACTTTGCATAGGCTTAACGACCTGCTCAGAGAATGTCTTGTCAGCGTCCCTCGCAATTGCTAAAGCAACGCCTTCTGCTACAGAAACCTTTGTAATGGGAACTCCATTTACGGCCAAAACCTCGTCGCGTGTCGATCTTCTGTAGTTATTGAATGATGAGTCTTGAATTCCATTCTCCACCTCGTGCATCTTAAACTCTGATTTAGAGGATTCTGTATCTTCAGGAATCGGAATATAGACAGATCTGTGATTACCAGCCATACCCTTCATTCCTTCAAGGAATTCTAGAAGTTTTCTTTCAGCGGGTTCACTAAGGTGGCCACCCTTAATTGTGATTATGTATCTCGGTACCGCCTTGTTCTCAAAGTAGTCGAGGTTGTACCTGGCTGCAAATTCTGCTCCGGCCACCGCATTTTTTGCCGCAACAATGTTTGGAATTCCATAAAATGTACTTGTTGGAGAGTAATTCTTTATATGGATAAGTTCGTTTGGCCGTGGATCTCCGCCAACTGGGTCTTTGGTTGTTGTATCTCCAAAGTTTCTGAAGAATGTCGCCTTGTTTCCTACTATTTGTACGAAGCCGTCGCGGACGGCGCGGACCCTGACTGTAGTAGAATGTACATGTCCAATATAACCAATCTCTCCGTTGATATCTCTTCCTACTTCTAGATATCCGTTGCCAGTCGATTCATAATCTAAGTACACTCTAAGAAGTATTTCTGAAAACTCTTCAGACGGATTTAGGTTATCCAACCATTCGTGCATCTTGCGCTTTTCTCTGAGAAAGCGCTTCCTTGCTTTTTCGAGCGCGGTATCAGATTTAATGGACTCCATGTTCTCCTGGAGGGTTGGTGATTCAACAAAATCGTATCCCTGGCCAACCACGGCAATAGACTTAGCGTTAATTGCGGCATAGTTATATGGATTAATCTCGTAAAGTTTAGCCAAGTATTCAAGATTATACGGTGGCTGTTTTACCTGAAACTGAGAGTATCCTGTAATGGTAGAATCTTCAACAGCCTTTGACTTGGCAGCATTTCTAGTCGCTCTCTTCTTAAGGCTCGCAGAAAGGCCTCCCAACCCTTTTATGTCTAAGGCGAATGGGTCCGACTCTACTTTTTCTGTTACTGGAGTTCTGTGATGATCACTAATATTTCTTACATCAATTTCTTGCATTTTTCTTCACCCTCAAATCGTCAATTAGTGATCCTACATCCTCAGTATCAGGAACAAGGCCCAGCCTAGCCCTTTCTCTCTGAATTTCATATTCCTCGTCAGAGATTTTTCTGTGACCGGCGAAAAATACTGGCTGTCCTTCTGTTATTCCATAGGATTGTACAGCATTTCTAAGTTTTTGAATACGTATCGGATCGCCCACCTGGGCGGCGATGCTTAAGAAGTTTCCCTCTCCATCAGCAATATAGGATCCGTTGGGCATTCTCCACATATACACTCCAAACCTGTCGGAAGGAGAATCGTGAACCAGCCTCTTACCCTTTGGTGTTAACTTCATGACATAAACCATACCAAAGACTCTATTTTAAGTCAAACTGTGGACATTTTTTACTAGTTAGTGCTAATAATCTGCCAACCAGAGGACAAAAACAGTGGATTGCTGTTAAACAAAATATCTGAATCCTGTCCTTCCACCTGTGCCTGAGGATTTCTATTTTTTACTACCGCTGGCTCATCTATTGAATTTCCACTGGCCGGTGACAGATTTGCGAGAGATCCATTAAGTACTTTTGTTGTATTGCCAACATATGAATTATAATTTTCTAAAATATCTGTTGCGTTGAGCGTTTGTCTATATGTTGCAACATTTTGTATCCATGTCGAGCATTGTGAATTTTCCGGAGCGGACACGTCATAACCGAACCACGAAGAACCACTAGTCGTAGATTTAAATGTCATAAACGGATCTGACCCTTTACATAGAGATACGCCGTCCAGCCATATTGTTTGATTTGATGATGTTGGCCCAATCCTTACAGAAAGAGATGTCAATATTGCAGGATTTGTAAATGTTCTTGTGACTAGATTCCACTTTCCAGGAGTTACAGTAAAGTTTTGTGAACTGTCAATCGAATTATATCTAAAGTTTACTGTGACAGATGTTACACCAGCATTAGGATATACAAAGAAGGATAGTGTATTTTTCGCTCCAGATCCAGTATTTATATTGGATATTGAGTTGTACACTTGCACCTGACCAACTGACCCACCGGCTGCAATTTTTAGAGACTTGTTTCCTAGATAAAATTTACCAGTATCA